TTTAGTATATTGGCAACTTTACCAGAATGGTATCAGTACCTCTTATATATCGCAATTAGTGCATCGTTTGGGATTAAAGGGGTCGGACAAGCAGCTAAGATGTTTAAAAAGAAGTAATGTCTGACGTAGAAGAAAGAATTAATAAAATAATAACAGAATCTATATTGCCTAGTATACAGATGCATGGTGGACATGTAGAGTTACAATCTTTTAAAGATGGTATAGTAACAGTATTTTTAAGTGGTGCATGTAGTGGTTGTGCAATGTCTACACTAACACTAAAGATGGGAATAGAGAATATGTTAAAGTATTATATACCTGAAGTATTAGCTGTCGAGGGCATAGAAGACCCTAACTCTACAGTTAGTCCGTATTATCAATAGGTATATGATGACATATAAAGCTAGGATATATTTAAAGTTAGCTTCTTTTATTTGCAAGATAGGTAATTATTTTTGGCATAAACATGTTAAAGAAATACGTAAAAATCAAACGACAAGGTTAATATAATGAATTTAGTAAAACTACAAAATGAATTGGCTGATGACGAGGGAATCAAATATGAATTATATTTATGTTCAGAATTACATTTGACTGGGGGAATCGGACATTTGATTACTGAATGGGATAAAGAATATTACGATAAACCTGTAGGAACACCTGTACCTAACGAGCAAGTCAATGAATGGTTTGAGAGAGATATAGAAACAACTATAAAAGATTGTAAACTATTGTTCTCTCAATTCGATAATCTACCTGAAGATATACAGCATGTATTAGCGAATATGTGTTTTCAATTAGGTAGACCAAGATTGTCTAAATTTAAAAATATGATTGCTGCTGTAGAAGATTTAGATTGGTATAAAATGGCAGACGAAATGGAAAATTCAAAATGGTTTAGACAGACAAAAAATAGAGCTAAACGTTTAATAGCAATAGTTGATAGACAATATCATAGAGAGAATGTACCAGTATGAGTAGAACATTAACAGAAAGACAACAAAAGTTTTTGTCCGTTTTATTTGACGGAGCAAACGGTGATGTTGTTACAGCAAAAAAATTAGCAGGTTATTCTGAAAGCTCAAATACTAGTGAAATAGTTAAATCTATAAAAGATGAAATACTAGAAGCTACACAATTATTTATGAGCAGAAATGCACCTAAAGCCGCTATGGCTATGGTAGGTGGTTTAGATGACCCTACAGAGTTAGGACTAAAAGAAAAAATGTCTGCGGCAAAAGAATTATTAGATAGGACAGGTTTAGTGAAAACTGAAAAGATGCAAGTAGAAAGCACAGGCGGTGTTATGCTATTACCTGCAAAGAATGATGGATAGAAGTGTAGGTAAGTGGAAGTTACCACAACCAACAGATTTAAAAGATGAAGAACAAAAAGAATGGGTACAGATACCTCGTATAGCACGTATCATTCCTTTTGGTTATAAATTAAATAATGAAGACCCTGACTTACTTGACCCAATACCATATGAACTAGAAGCTATAGAGTTAGCAAGAAAGTATATAAAACAATATTCGTTTAGACAAGTGGCTAATTGGATAACTAAAAAGACAGATAGAGAAATCTCTCATGTTGGGTTAAGAAAAAGGTTAATGTATGAAAAACAACGTAAGAACCAAGCTAGAACTCTTAAACGATGGTCTGAGTACGCAGAAAAGGCGATACAAAAAGCGAAAGCCATCGAAGAAGAAAGAACAGGTGCGAGAGCCTAAGATACAGGAAGTTGACGATATTGAAGCAGTTCCTGTAGAAGAACACAATGTAATATTTAAACCTAATGCAGGTCCTCAAACAGAGTTTCTTGCAGCAGGAGAAAGAGAAGTATTATATGGGGGTTCAGCAGGGGGTGGCAAGTCGTATGCTATGTTAGCAGACCCTTTACGTTATATGGGTCATCCATCATTTAGTGGATTGTTATTACGACACACGACAGAAGAATTAAGAGAACTTATATTTAAGTCAAAAGAATTATACCCACAGATATGGAAGGGTATAAAATGGTCAGAAAGAAAGATGCAATGGGAAGCACCATCAGGTGCAAGGTTATGGATGTCATACTTAGACCGTGATGATGATGTACTTCGTTATCAAGGTTTGGCATTTAGTTGGATAGGGTTTGACGAATTAACCCAATGGTCTACTCCGTATGCTTGGAACTATATGCGTTCACGTTTGCGTTCAGTTGCACAGGATTTGCCTGTATACATGAGGGCAACAACTAACCCCGGAGGTCCGGGTCATCAGTGGGTTAAGAAGATGTTTATTGACCCTGCACCATACGGAAGAAAATTTGATGCCACAGATATTGAATCAGGGAATGTTCTTACCTATCCAAAAGGACATAGTAAAGCAGGACAAGCACTATTTAAAAGAAGATTTATACCTGCAAGATTATCAGATAATCCCTATCTCGCAGAGCAAGGTGACTATGAAGCAATGCTTCTATCCTTACCTGAACACCAACGTAAGCAGTTGCTTGAAGGTGATTGGGATATTAAAGAAGGTGCTGCTTTTACTGAGTTTGATAGGAATATTCACGTTATTGAACCTTTTTCAATTCCAAGAAATTGGGTTAAATTTAGGTCTTGCGATTATGGTTATGGTTCTTATAGTGGGGTGCTGTGGTTTGCTGTTTCTCCAGACGAGCAGATTGTTGTATATCGAGAGTTGTATTGTAGCAAAGTCCTTGCAACAGATTTGGCAGATATGATATTAGATGCAGAAGCAGAAGATGGTAACATAAAGTACGGAGTATTGGATAGTTCTTTATGGCACAAACGTGGTGATACAGGTCCTTCATTAGCAGAACAAATGATTATGAAGGGGTGTCGTTGGAGACCTTCAGATAGAAGTAAAGGTAGTCGTGTATCAGGAAAGAATGAAATACATAGACGTTTACAGGTAGATGAGTTTACGGAAGAACCTAGATTAGTATTTTTTAATACATGCACAAATGCTATATCACAGTTACCTGCTATACCTTTAGATAAAAGAAATCCTGAAGATGTAGACACAAGAGCAGAAGACCACTTGTATGATGCATTAAGATATGGTATAATGTCAAGACCAAGATTTAGTATATTTGACTATGACCCTATGGGCAAACCGAGTAGCAGTATGCCTGTAGCAGATTCAACCTTTGGATATTAATATGGCAGAAGACGAAATAAATATAGAAGACGAAGCAATAGCTTTAGATGATGTACAAGAAACCTCTGTATCTGATGTAGGAGTATCAAGCCTTACAGATTATGTTATGGAGAAATTTGGAAAGTCAGAAGACTATAGATATGAAGACGAACAAAGATGGGTTCGTGCTTATAGAAACTATAGAGGTTTATATGGTCCTGACGTTCAGTTTACTGAAGCAGAAAAATCAAGAGTATTTATCAAAGTAACTAAAACAAAAACATTGGCTGCGTATGGTCAAATAGTGGATGTTTTATTTTCAGGCGGTAAATTTCCTGTAAGTATAGAACCCACAGAATTACCTGAAGGAGTAAAAAAAGATGTTAATTTCGACCCTAAAGAACCTCAAGAACTACGTAATCAATCATCCTCATTGGAATCTCCCTATGGTTTTAATGGTGACGGTAAGGAATTACCTAGAGGAGCAACTGCACAAAGTCTGCAAGAAGGTCTCGGACCTTTGGAAGAAAAGCTTAGTGAAGTTGAGAACCTTAAAGAAGGGGTTGGCAAAACTCCTACAGCGATAACATTTAGTCCTGCTATGATTGCAGCTAAGTCTATGGAGAAAAAGATAATAGACCAACTGCAAGAATCAGGTGCAACAAAACATTTAAGAAGCACAGCTTTTGAGATGGCTTTGTTTGGTACAGGTGTTATGAAAGGACCTTTTGCTGTAGATAAAGAATACCCTAATTGGGATGGTGCAGGTGAATATAATCCTGTATTCAAAACTATACCACAAGTAAATCATGTATCTGTGTGGGATTTTTATCCTGACCCTGATGCTAACAATATGGATGAAGCACAATTCATTATTGAAAGACATAAGATGTCACGTACTGATTTACGTGCATTAAAACGTAGACCATACTTCAGAGCTAACGTAATAGATGAAGCAGTTAGTGCAGGTGAAAATTATACAAAGAAGTATTGGGAAGATGACCTTACAGATTATAATCAAGATAATTATGTTGACAGATACGAAGTATTAGAATATTGGGGTATGATTGAAACTGAATTGTTGTTAGAACAAGAAGTAGATGTACCTGCAGAGCTACAAGACTTTGACGAGTTACAGGCTAATATTTGGGTATGTAATGGTAAATTATTACGTGCAGTATTAAATCCATTTAAACCATCTAAGATACCATACATGGCAGCACCATATGAATTAAATCCGTATTCATTCTTTGGTGTAGGTTTAGCAGAGAACATGGATGATACACAGACATTGATGAATGGCTTTATGAGAATGGCTGTGGATAATGCTGTATTATCAGGTAACTTACTTATAGAAGTAGATGAAACAAACTTAGTTCCGGGTCAAGACTTATCAGTATATCCGGGCAAGGTGTTTAGAAGACAAGGTGGTGCTCCGGGTCAAGCAATATTTGGCACGAAGTTTCCAAACGTATCTAATGAAAATTTACAACTGTTTGATAAAGCAAGAGTGCTTGCAGACGAAAGTACAGGCTTTCCATCTTTTGCTCATGGACAGACAGGTGTATCAGGTGTAGGTAGAACTGCATCAGGTATATCAATGTTAATGAACGCAGCAAGTGGTAGCATAAAAACTGTTATTAAGAATGTAGATGATTATTTACTTAAACCTTTAGGTGAAGGATTATTTAGATTTAATATGCAATTTGATTTTGACCCTGCTATACGTGGTGACTTAGAAGTGAAAGCACGTGGAACAGAAAGCTTAATGGCTAATGAAGTAAGGTCACAAAGATTAATGCAATTTTTACAGACTGCATCAAGTCCTGCACTTGCACCTTTTGCAAAATTTCAATACATTATTCGTGAGATTGCAAAAGCAATGGACTTAGACCCTGACAAAGTAACCAACAATATGGATGAAGCAACTCTCCAAGCAGAACTACTAAAAGAGTTCCAAGGACCACCACAACAACAAACTGCACCTGTTCCGGGGTCAAACCCAATGGACACATCAGGAACAGGCGGTGGTATCATAGGTACAGGACAAGCACCTGTTCCGGGAGAGCAAGGATTTACAGGAGTACCGCAAGGTGGACAAGGACAACCTCAAGCAAATACTGGGCAACCTCAAGCCGATGGTCAGCCATCAGCACCAATTCAATAAATATTTAGATGCGGTCATAGACCAACATCATAAAGCCATAGAACAAACTAATGATATGGTTATTGTATATAGAACTCAAGGTGCTATTGCAGCATTACGCAGATTAAAACTATTAAGGGATGAAGTAAATAGTGGCAACACAAACTGAAAAAATGCTAATAGATTATTCTAATTATACAACACCTATTGAGAAAGAGAAAGATACTGCTTTTGATTTTAGTATAGACCAAGCACAAAGATTACTAGGTAAAGGTGTAGAGGTAGCAGGGAAGTTTACAGGCATTGAAGGCATGGAACAATTCGGTGCTGACGTTGTTGCTCAACAAGAAAAAGATATAGAGGAAGGTGGTTATACACCTGAATATCAAGGCAGTTTAAGAGAAGCTTATCAGCAAGGTGGTATTGAAAATGCTCTTGGTTGGCTAAAAGAAAAATCTGTAGAAAACCTTGTATCGAGTGGTACAGCAATCGCAGGTACAGGTTTGGCTGCAATTACTGCTCCATTTAGTATACCTGCTTCCTTGGCGATTACAGGAGCTACAATAGGCTCTTCAGTATTGATGGGTGCAGGTGAATCAGCACAAGAGATGGAAGATAAGACAGGCACGTATGATGCTAACGTAGCTGTAGGTGTAGGTGCTCTAGTTGGTATATTAGATAAGTTTGGAGCAGGTAAAGTAATACCTAAAGGTAAACTGTCTAAGATGACAGGTGAAGAGTTAATAACAGCTTTAGCAAAAGCAGGTAAGCCTGAAGCAGGTAAAGCAATAGCTGCTCGTATAGGTAAAGCTACAGCAGGTGAAGCAGGAACAGAAGCATTACAAGAAAGTGCTATCATGGGTGGTGCAGCACTTACAGGTGGTGAATATACAGGTTTAGAAATTGCTGATAAGATTATTGATGCGGCAGCTTTAGGTGGCACTATGGGTGGTGCTACAAGAGGTGCAGGAGAACTTGTTGGTGTAGCAGGAAGAACATCACCATCCTCTTTAGTGGATAGAGCTAAAGGACAGATGGAAGATATATTCAGAGGTCCTGATGACACTAGTGGCTTGGCATTAGCAGGTGATGTGCCTAGTGATGCATTACAACAACAAGAAGACGAAACGACTGCCAAAGCACAAATAGATAAAATGGAAATTGGTGAAGGCACAGAAATTGGAGATGAAGGTGCTAGACAATTTAAAGAAAAAGCATATGCTATAGTACAAAAAAAAGGCATAGAGCAAGAACAAAAAAGCACTGGTGAATATGGAGATTTTCTTGACAATATATTTCTTCAAAAAAACTTAACTGAAGATGAACAAAGAGATATATTTAGAGAAACAGGTGCATACGTAGATGAGTTAGATGGAAAGATTAAAACAGAGTTACCTGATTATAATGCAAGTTTAATATTACCTAATTTTACAGAAACTCTTGTGCCTACAATGCTTGATGAATCTGGAGAAACACTTCAAAGTAAAGATGAACCAGACATAATACCAAAATCAAATAGGAAGTTACGAGATATATTAGATTTTCCTGAATTGTATCAGCAATTTGATAAGCCTATTGTAGGTAAATATGGACAAACTTTTCAACCTATAGGCGATATACCTATATTAGCTGAAACAAACGATGAGTATGGTGGGTCTTATAATCCTAATGATGATACAATTAGTGTAAAAGAATCAAATGCTTCTCGTATGAGAACTGTGTTAATACATGAAATACAACATGCAATACAACATCGTCAAGGCTTTGAATCAGGAGATAATTGGACAGTTTACATGCCTGATGGATATGTTAAAACAAGAAAGGTTATAAAAGAACATGTAGATGGTGCAGCTAAAATATTAGCACCAAAACTTAAACAATTTAAACATGTTCAAAGAATGAACTTTGGAGATGAGCAGTTACAAGAATATATAGATACTATAATATATGCTTTAGCAAGCATGAAAATAAATAAACCTACAGAAATAGATACTATAAGTAATTTATTAAGACCTAAAAGTAAAAGAGAAACTAAAATAGAGCCTGTTACTATGGACTTACCTAGTAAATTACCAGAGTTTATGCAACGTGGAATTTTTGCAGGTGCAGATTTTGACGTTTTAGAAAACTATCGTAATGTAAGTCCTTCATTAAATGCTATATATCAAGGTTTATCTGCTTCTGAAAAAAACAAATTATTTAAACCTTTTATAGAGTTAAGATTATTACAAGAACGAATTAATGTTGCACATGAAATTGCTGTATTAGTATATAAATTATCTGGTGGTGAATTACAATCACGAACTTCAGAACTAAGAAGTAAAATGGCAATACAACAATTTATTAATGATGGAAAAAATCCTGATGAAGAATTAAGAAAGCTTCATCCTGCTTTAGACACTAGGGTATTGTCAAAAAATGTTGTAGATTTTTTTAGAACTAGAAAATACAAAAACATTAGAGACTTAGATAGAAAAGGAGTTTTTAAATCGGCTACACTTACAACAGGCTATGATGCTACCACCATTAGGTCATCCGAGTTAGAAGACCGATTCGGTTCTTATACTGCTAATAAAATTGTAAGATTAAATAATCAATTAAACATGGAGTTTGAGAATGTAGATAGATTTATTGGTAAATTAACTAAAAAACAAGATACAGCTAATAATTTAATTGACGATATGGCTAATGTTTTAATGTCGGTAGACGATATTGACCCTACAGCAGGTGGTTTAGATTTAACTAAAGGTCGTATTGGAAAAAGAAAAAAAGTCGAAGGTGATAATTACAATAATTTTACTAGTATATTAGCAGAACTTTCTGTTCGTTTTGATGTTGAAACAGATGAAATGGATGAAGCAAAATTATTAGATACTTATAATGTTCCACGTATAGCTAAAGTTGTTAATGATGTAAAAACACAATTAGAAACTGAAGGATTAGCTAATATTGAAACAGAAACAGATAAGTTAATAGCTTCTTACTATCTAGGGTATCCAATCAAAATAGTTGTAGAAGATACGGATATTGCAGGAACACAATTTAAAGAATATAAAAGACCAAAAGATGCAGAGGGAACTAGAGGTGCTGTATTTTTAGCAACTAATAGTATTATTAATAAAAAAATTGAAGAATTTAAAAAGTTAAAAGGAAAAGCAAAAAAAGATAAAATAAATGATATATCTTCTCAAGTTAATTTTGGTAAAGAAAATAAAGGAATATTAAGTAGCACACCTAACATTACAAACTATAGAAATGCTTATGTGCCTTTAAATGCTTTAGTAAATTTACACAAAAAATATGATGCTATAAATGAAGGTGCAGATAATAAAACAGATATAAAAACTTTTTTAGCTCCTTCTTTTACAGCAGGAGATAGAATGTCACAAGGCTATAATTTAACTACAGAAGATATAGAAAGTAGAGAATTTTTAGCGGAGAAAAATCTCTATGACCAAGTATTTTCTTCTAGTTTGAATGACCCTGAAGTAGTTAGTAATGACAAAGAGCAAGCATTAGAGCTACTAAAAAATCCTGATGCAATAGCAGAATGGAAAAAGAATAACAAGGTTAGTAAAGAAGAACTTAAACGTAGAACAACTAGAAAGTTTATACAGCAAACAGAAGCTTTGCAAAAAAGCGAGATGTCAGGTAAAGAGTATAGAGATTTTATACGCACTAATCAGCCTGCTACAAAGTTTGAAGCAAAAGATTTACCTAACATATTTGCTAGTTACACAGCTGCTGTAGGTGCATTAAAACCTTCATTCTCTGCAAAAGGTATTGTAGGTTTAACAACAGAAATACCTGAAGGTACTATTGTAGATTCTAGATTAGACATTGATGGTTACAACTTATATAATACGTGGATAGCTTCTATTAAAACACCTGATGGCAATAAGTATGGTAGAACTGCTGTATTAAAAGACGTAAAGTTTTCTGTGTCAGGCAAAGAACCTGTAGAGAAAACATTAGCTGTAGCACAAGGTAAGGCAGAGAAATCTCCCTTTGCTGTGATGAAAGGTGAGTGGCAGAATCTATCTGATGAAGAAGCTTACTCACTAGCAGAAACATATATAAATAATCCTGACTATGTTCAGGTAGGTTTTAATCCTGAAAGACATAGTTTCTTTTATCGTAAAGATAATATGATGCCTGTATTTGAAGCAGAAGAAGTTGTTCAAATAGGTGCGTTAGTATTAGCAAAACTAAAGAAAGAAAATCCTGTAGAACGTATAGGTAAACTTAGAGGTCTAAGAATCAAGTCTAGGCAGGGTGGTAGACCTGCTACATTTAACGAAGGTGGTGCTCCAATGAAAAAAGATATGCAAGCTCAACAACTAGAACTATTTGGTGATGTAGGAAAGATGGCTAAAAAGAAAATGCCAAATGACCCTATATCAGGTAATGAAATACCTAAAGGTTCTGTTGCAGAAGAAGTGAGAGATGATATACCTGCACAATTAAGTGAAGGAGAGTTTGTACTACCTGCAGATGTAGTTAGATATCATGGTTTAGAAAAACTAATGAAGTTAAGACAACAAGCTAAAAGTGGCATAAATATGATGGATGATATGGGTCAAATGGGAAATTCAGAAGAAGCTACTATGCCTGATGATATGCCATTTAAACCACAGATGGCAGTTGGTGGTGCAGTTGTTCCGGGTGTAAATATAGCACAACCAACACAACAAATGGTGAAACCCTCTATATATTCAACACCTAATATACAGCCTGTAGTTACACCTCAAGTAGCAGTGCCTACACAGCCTACATATACAGCACAAACAATACCACAATATCAACAAGCACAGGCAACTAATACCGCTGCAACACCTACATTTGGTGGTCTTGTAGGAGCACCTTTTGGACAGTTACAAGAAAGCACAACAAAAAAATATGTTAATCCTGAAACAGGAGAAGAATTATATATTCCTTTTGTAAATGGTAAACCTATATATCCAATACCTACAGGATTTAAAGAAGAATCTGAAATTGTAAAAGAGGAAGAAAAGAAAGACCCTGTAGCATCACAAACACAAACTACACAAGTTACCGATAGTGGCGGTGATGATGGTGGTATGAAAACACCACAAACAAAAGAGTATCAGATTGCTAGTACATTAACAGGTAAAAGCGGTTTAGCCGATGCAATTAAAGACATAGGTAGTTTTTTAGTTGCACCGGGAGTAGCTATAGGTAAACAACTTATTAGTGCTCTGTCTGGTAAATCTAATGTAACACCTTATGGTACTCCTGAAGACCCTATAGATGACCCCTATGCTACAGCAGCAGACTATCAACAAGTAGGTCTTGAGCCTATAGATATGAAAGAGCAGTATGCTAGACAGGCAGGCTATGCAAGTCTTGCTGACATGTCTGCTAACTTAGGTGGAGTAACTCCTACGTTTCAAAAAGGAACAAAACCCGGTGATGTTAGTATGACTACAGGTTATACCTATAATGCTGCAGGTGAATCTCGTGCTGACGATGGAACAGTAGCTTATTCATCTTTTGAAGACTTTGCAGATAATATGAAAGCTAGTGTTAAAAGTGGGTGGCATGGTGGTGCAGGATATACAAAAGCACAGTATGATTCATTATCGGATAAAGCAAAAGAAAACTATAAAAATCATGTGTCTATATTAAGTAGTGTAAAAGGTAAAGATATAACCCCTTCCTATTTAAAAGCAACTGTTGACCCAAGAGCAATAACTACAATAAAAGATTCTAAGGAAGCTAGAGAAGAAGAGGAAAGAAAGCAGGCAGAAGAAAAAAGACAAAAAGATTTGGCTGAAGCTCAACGTAAAGCAGGTGAAGCTAAAAGGGCGGCTGAAGCAAAAGCTGCAAGAGAAGAAAAGTCAAGAAGGGCATATCAAGCATTACTAGACCGACAAAGAAGAGAACAAGATAGTGGTGGAAGTAATGATGGAAGTCAAAGTGTTCAAGACCAAGCATCTGTGGCTGACCAACAAGGTGGTATGTTTACAGCTAAAGGTGGTTTTATTAATAAGAAACCTAAAGCAAAAAAGATGAAGCGAGGTGGGTTAGCTTCAAGACAATAACCCCCATAATAACTTGACCACGTGTTTGAGTTATGATATAATGGCTACTTATCCCCCAACATAACTGGCTACGATAACCCCTAGGAGAAAATAATGGCTGAACAAGCTCAAGAGATGGTGGTAGATGCTACACCAAAGAAAACAGCATTTGTATCAAAACCTTCTACTCACGAAGAAAGAATTAAAAGAGATGAGGAAGAGTTAAAGCAATTAATGGAAGGTGCAAAAGGTGAAGCCGAATCTGTTGAAGAAACGAAAACAGAGAATGAGGAAGAACCGAAGAGTGCTGAAGAAAGAACTTTTAAAAAACGTTATGGAGATTTACGAAGACACTCCCAAGAAAAAGAAAAAGATTTTCAAAAACAATTAAATGATTTAAAAAGTCAGCTTGAAAGTGCTACTAAAAAAGAAATGAAGTTGCCTAAGTCTGATGAAGACATTGAAGCATGGGCAACAGAGTATCCAGATGTAGCTCAAATAGTAGAAACTATTGCTATGAAAAAAGCAAGAGAGCAAGCTAAAGAGCTAGAAGGTAGAATAAAAAAGATAGATGAAATGTCTGCAGAAGCTGTTAAAGACAAAGCCGAAGCAGAACTTATGAAAATACATCCTGACTTTGATGACATTAGAGATAGCGATGAGTTTCACGATTGGGCAGATGAACAGCCAAAATGGGTACAGGATGCACTATATGAGAACGACAATGATGCGAAGTCAGCAGCAAGAGCTATTGACCTCTACAAAGCAGATAAAGGAATTAGCAAGTCAACTAAGAGCAAGAACGATAAAAGTGCTGCTAAAGAAGTTAATACGAAAAAAACTAGGTCGATTCCTGATACAGAAGGAACAAAAAGTAAAATTTTAGAATCTGACGTAGAAAAAATGTCTGCAAGTGAATACGAGAAAAATGCAGATACAATTATGCAAGCAATACGTTCAGGCAACTTTATATACGATTTATCTGGTTCAGCTAGATAAAACAGTTGACAAACAGTTATTTATACGTATAACTAGTATCAACTAAAGATGTGACCTCTCCACGTGGACAACTCACATACTACATAACACTTGAAAGCCTACCTGATGGTATGAGCCTACACTTGATTAGCTATCAAACGTACAACCTCAAATACTATTAGCCGATGACGAGTAAATTTTAGCACATTCGTGCATTTGTTAAATTTTCAAAATGGAGATGAAAATGGCATTTAAAACTGCAGCAGGTTACGGTAATCTGCCCAATGGTAATTTCTCCCCAGTTAT